CTGTCTATGCGTTAAAAGATGTCGGTCCTCTGCTGTTTGGTAAGCCGGAACAGGGCGATCCTGATGATATTCACGATCCCTCTAAAATGTCGCCTAAAGACCGTAAGGACTGGTTTCAGTCTGAGAATGAGCGCGTAAAGCTGGAAGAGTCCCAGAAGAAACTTGTTCCGGCTTCAGATGCACACAGAGAAATGGCGCTGATGATTAAAATCATTACTCAGGTACTCGATACCTGGCCCGATAAGCTGGAAAGGGACAGGGGGTGGAGACCGGATCAGATAGCCGAAGCTCAGAATGCTATCGACGAAATCAGGGAGGCGCTGGCGGCAGACATTCGAGATTATGAGGGCAATTAAATGTTTGCATCAGTAAGTGCGATTCGCAGAGATGTGTCCGCATTACTAAAAGCGCCACGGCGGATGCCTGTAGCTGATGCGGTGGCAAAATATATGCGTGTGCCGCTCGGGGCAGGTAGTTCGCTTCCATGGGAGGCAGGGCTGACGCCTTATATTATTGAGCCGATGAATTGCCTGGCATCGCGTGAATATGACGCGGTTGTTTTTGTTGGTCCAGCTCGTACCGGTAAAACGGTTGGTCTCATTGATGGATGGATTGTCTATTCCATCGTGTGTGATCCGGCTGACTTTCTTCTGATACAGATGACTGAAGAGAAAGCCCGTGAACATTCAAAAAAACGTCTTGATCGTACCTTTCGGGTCAGTCGCGCTGTCGCAGAAAGAATGAGTCCCCGCTCAAATGATAATAACGTTCACGACAAAACGTTTCGCGCTGGCAACTACCTGAAAATAGGCTGGCCATCGATCAACATCATGTCGTCGTCTGATTATAAATATGTGGCGCTGACTGATTATGATCGCTGGCCTGATGATATTGACGGTGAGGGCGACGGATTTTCACTGGCGTCAAAACGCACCACCACCTTCATGTCCAGTGGCATGACGCTGGTAGAAAGTTCGCCAGGCCGGGAAGTCATTAACGGTAAATGGCGCAGGCAGTCACCACACGAAGCGCCGCCATCAACGGGCATTCTGTCTTTGTATAATCGCGGCGACCGCCGCCGCTGGTACTGGCCCTGTCCGCACTGCGCTGACTACTTTCAGCCCGTTATGGAAGTGATGACCGGCTATCGTGATGACCCCGATCCGGTTATAGCCAGCGAAGCGGCGCACATCTGCTGTCCTCACTGTAATAACGTCATTACCGCTGACCAGAAACGCGAGCTGAATATTGCCGGTGTCTGGCTGCGTGAGGGCGAGAAAATTGATGCTGCCGGGCAGCTTTCAGGTGAACCGCGCCGCTCTCGCATCGCTTCGTTCTGGATGGAGGGGCCAGCCGCCGCTTATCAGACGTGGACGCAGCTGGTTTACAAATTACTGACCGCTGAGCAGGAATACGAGACCACCGGCAGTGAAGAAACACTCAGGGCCGTCATTAATACCGACTGGGGGCTTCCTTATCTTTCCCGCGCTGCCACCGAACAGCGTCAGTCAGACGTACTGATGAAACGTGCTGAGGATTATGGCAAACGGCTGGTGCCGCCTAAAGTGCGATTCCTGCTGGCCGCAGTTGACGTGCAGGGCGGTAAAAAACGCCGGTTCGTGGTGCAGATCATCGGGTACGGCGAAAACGGGGAGCGCTGGCTGATAGACCGCTACAACATCCGCTATTCAATGCGACATGATGAAAACGGAGAGGCTTTGCCAATTCGGCCTGATGCCTATCCGGAGGACTGGCAACTGCTGGTCTCAGACGTGCTGGATAAAACTTATCGCCTGCAGAGCAATAACGAGCAGCGGATGACGGTGATGGCGATGGCGGTGGACAGCGGCGGCGAGGAAGGCGTGACCGGCAATGCGTATAAATTCTGGCGGCAGTGTCGCCGGGACGGAATGGCCAGACGCGTTTATCTCATCAAGGGCGACAGCACAAAACGCCAGAAAACGATCACAAAAACATTTCCGGACAATAGCGGAAGGGCCGACAGGCGTGCTGAGGTTCGGGGAGAAATCCCTGTCTATCTGCTTCAGACCGATACGCTCAAAGACCAGCTGAGCAACAACCTCTCACGCGAGACACCCGGCGCAGGCTACATCCATTTTCCTGACTGGCTGGGCGAATGGTTTTACGACGAACTGACCTATGAGGAGCGCGGCGCTGATGGCAAATGGCGCAAACCCGGCAAAGGTAATAACGAGGCGTTTGACCTGTTCTGTTATGCGCAGGCCGTAGCCGTTCTGCGCGGGTATGAAAAAATCCGCGACTGGGAAAACCCGCCAGCGTGGGCGCGGGAACAGGATGCCAACCCCGGTATCGTGACGGGCGATCAGCCTCTGCAGAAAACTGAATCAAAACCTAAAGCCAAACAGCAAAACGCTCCCAAACCAGCGCCACGAAATAGCCTCGTTTCAGATGGCTGGGCCGGGACGTCTGGCAACGGAGGATGGCTGTAATGACGAGAAGTGAGATTTATCAGATGCTCCTCACGGTGCGTCAGGCGTACACCGATTCGCTGGATGGAAAATCAGTTTCATTTACCGGCGTTAACGGTCGGGCCATTACCAACCATGATCCGGTGGCATTACGCACCGAGCTGGATTACTGGGAAAAACGCTGGCGAGCTGCACGCGGTCGCGGCGGTTCGTACAAACTCGCCAGGTTTAATTAGGGATCAATATGGGATTTTTTGAAAAAGCACTCGGCGTTATTTCGCCAGGGTGGGCCGCTGCACGTGCGCAAAACCGCCTCCGGCTGCAGGCTTATGAGGCCGCTCACCCGTCCCGGCTGCATAAAAGCAAGCGAGAATCCCGCTCGGCGGATACCGCTGTATTTGCAGCGGGAACCTCACTGCGTGAGCAGGCGCGCTGGCTGGATGAAAATCATGATCTGGTCATCGGCCTGTTCGACAAAATGGAGGACCGGGTAATCGGAGCGCACGGCATCCACGTTGAACCACAGCCGCTCGACCTTGATGGCAATCTGCATGGCGATTTTGCCAGCCAGCTATCAGCGTTATGGGCGGAATGGTCCGTTCGTCCCGAGGTGACGGGCATGTTTACCCGCCCCGAGGCAGAACGGCTGCTGCTGCGTTCTGCACTGCGTGACGGTGAGGTGTTCACCCAGCTGGTGCGCGGTAATGTAGCCGGGTTACAGCACGCCACATCAGTGCCGTTCTCGCTGGAAATGCTGGAGGCTGATTTTGTTCCCTACACCCTGAACAGCACGACAGGGCAGCAAATCAGGCAGGGCATCGTAGTAAACGCATGGGGGAGACCCACTGCTTACAAAGTCTATAAAAACCATCCCGCCTCATTTACCGGCTTCAACACTGAATTCAAAACTATCTCAGCAGACAACATGCTGCATCTGGCACAGCGAAAACGTCTGCACCAGCTACGCGGTATCAGCCTGATACATGGCGTTATCACTCGCCTGTCGGACATCAAAGACTACGAAGAATCGGAACGGGTCGCGGCGCGTATCGCTGCAGCGCTGGGGTTCTACATCCGGCGCGGTGATGCGCAGTCTCTGGATGACAGCGGGGAATTTTCGGAGCCTGGCGGGGAGCGGTTCTACAACATAGCGCCCGGCATGATTTATGACGAATTAAAGCCGGGTGAAGACCTGGGCATGGTGGAATCAAACCGTCCCAACGTTCACCTCTACGAGTTCAGGAACGGGCAGATGCGGGCCGTTGCTGCCGGTACGCGTGGCAGCTATTCAAGCATTGCGCGCGACTACAACGGTACATACAGCTCACAGCGTCAGGAGCTGGTGGAAAGTTTCGAGGGATATAACGTTCTTCAGCAATGGTTTGTGGGGCAGCACAGTCGTCCCGTATACCGTGCATGGCTCGCAATGGCGCTCCTGAGCGGTATCGAAATCCCTCCCGATGTAGACCGAAAATCTCTTTATAACGCGCTCTATCTTGGGCCGGTGATGCCGTGGATTGACCCTGTTAAAGAGGCGCAGGCGTGGAAAGCCAACGTGCGTGGCGGTGCCAGTACTGAGGCGGAGTGGGCGCGTGCGCGTGGCAAAAATCCGCAGGAGGTTAAGCGCCAGCGTCTGCGCGAAACCGAATTCAACCGGGAACATGGGCTGGTGTTCGATTCCGACGCCGCCAACGATAAAGGAGTGGTGTTAGATGCAACATCAAAAGAGTCAGACGACTCAAAAACTGATTAATCCTCAAGCCTCGCTGGCCGGTGTCGATGCGGCAAACGGTCAGTGCTGGTATGAGATTCGTGCGCAGGCAGCGGGGCGGGTAGAGATTTATCTCTACGACGTGATCGGTGGCTGGGGCATCACAGCCCAGCAGTTTGTGAATGAGTGCAGAGAGGCTGGCGTGTTTGAGGCCAGCGCCATCGACCTGCATATTCACAGCCCCGGTGGTGATGTGATGCAGGGCTTTGCCATTTACAACACCTTGTCACGCCTTAAAGCCACGATGGATATCTGGGTAGACGGTGTGGCCGCCAGTATGGCGTCCATGATTGTCTGCCTGCCGGGTGCCAACGTGCATATGCCGGAAAACGCCTGGATCATGATCCATAAACCGTGGGGCGGTATTGCTGGTGACTCCGATGAGATGCGCGATTACGCAGATTTTCTTGATCGCAATGAAGCGCTGATGCTCAACGCCTACATGAATAAAACCGGTCTGGGGCGTGAAGAGCTTGAGGCAATGCTGAAAGCAGAAACCTGGCTGAGCGGTGCAGAGGCCGTTGAAAAAGGCTTTGCCGATACTTTGGAACCTGAACTGCAGGCAGCAGCCTGTATGAATGAAAACAAACTGAAGGATTACACCAATATGCCTCAACAACTCCAATCACTGTTTACGCCACGCGCGGAAGGAAAGCCAGCTGCTCAGACGCCAGCGCCGCAGATTCCTGCCCTGCAGGCAGCAGCTAATCCGCCCGCGCCGGTTCAGGCAGGTAACATCGACATCGGCGCACTGGCTGTTCAGTTGCAGCAGCAGATGCAGACGGCGAACGCTGAGCGCGTTAATGCCGTTAGCGCCGTGTTTGAGGCATTCCCGGCATTTGCCTCTCTGCGCACCGAATGTATCAGTGATATGTCATGCTCAGCAGAAGTTGCACGCGGCAAACTGCTCACCGCGCTGGCTGCCGGTACAACGCCGCTCGCCGGTCTGGGTGCCATTCATCTGCATGCGGGTAACGGCAATCTGGTGGGCGATTCAGTGCGCGCTGCAATCATGTCCCGCGTGGGCTATGCGGAAGCAGAAAAAGACAATGCGTATGCAGGCTATACGCTGCGTGAGCTGGCACGCGCCTCTCTGGTTGATCGCGGGATCGGTATTGCCGGTCATCAGACTCCGATGGCAATGGTGGGGCTGGCATTCACCCACAGTAACAGTGATTTTGGCAACATCCTGATGGACGTGGCTAATAAAGCGGCTCTGCTGGGCTGGAATGAGGCCGAAGAAATTTTTGATAAATGGACGCGCAAAGGGATTCTGACTGATTTCAAAACGGCGCACCGCGTCGGCCTTGAGACGTTCCCGACACTGAGCAAGGTGCGTCCGGGCGCAGAATATAAATATGTCACGCTCAAAGATCGTGGCGAGCCGATTGCGCTGGCAACCTACGGTAACCTGTTCAGCATCGACCGTCAGGCCATTATCAATGATGATCTGTCCATGCTGACCGGGATTCCGCAGGCGATGGGAAGCGCAGCCCGAGCGACAGTAGGCGATCTGGTCTGGGCCGTACTGACCAGCAATCCGAAAATGTCAGACGGTAAGCCGCTGTTCCATGCCGACCATGGCAACCTGATTAAAGCCGGTCTGAGCATTGAGGGTCTGGACACGGCACGCAAGGCGATGAAGCTGCAGAAATCAGGTGAGCGTAACCTGAATATTCGCCCTGCGTTTATGTTGGCCCCCGTCGCTATCGAGTCTCGCGCCAACCAGCTGATCAAATCTGCCAGCGTTCCCGGTGCTGATGTTAACAGCGGCATCAATAACCCGATTCAGAACTTTGTGGAGGTCATGTCTGAGGCGCGTCTGGATGACAGTAGCGCGACTGATTACTACCTGGCTGCAGCGCAGGGCCGCGACACTATCGAGGTCGCCTATCTGGACGGCATTGATACCCCGTATCTGGAGCAGCAGCAGGGGTTCACCATTGATGGTGCGGCGTTCAAAGTGAGAATCGATGCAGGTGTTGCTCCACTGGATCATCGGGGCCTGGTCAAAGTCACCAACAAATAAGCCGCCTCCGGGCGGCTTTCTTATATCCGGGCGGCGCAGGCCGCCTTTTTCTTTGGAGAAAAACGATGGCAACGAATTATCAGCAGGACGGCAGAACAATCGATTATCTGAACACTGGCGAAACTGAAATTCAGTCTGGTGAGGCAGTAGTTGTGGGGGCGCTGGTGGGCGTAGCCCATGACGATATTCTGGCGGGTTTAGGGGGCGTGCTTCATACGGCTGGGGTTTTCGTGCTGCCAAAAGCGGCAGAGGCCGTTGTCACGGGACAGAAACTTTATCTGGCAGGCGGCAAGGTGACAGCTGAAGCTGGTGAAGCCTCAGCCCCAAATCCTCTTGCCGGTACAGCCTGGGCAGACGCTGAAGCCGGTGACGAGTCTGTTGCCGTGCGGCTGGGCTTCTGATGAGCCGCTTCCGTTCGCGGCTGGCAAAGGCAGATGCCCGGATTAACCGGGCGTTTGCTGAGGAATCCCCGGCCACCCTGCTAATAGGGGAAGAGGCGCGCCCGGTTGTAGTGATATTTGAATCGCCCGATTCGCCTGTCAATGTGCCGGGCGGCGGTGAGCTGCAGGACTACGCACCGGCATTCAGTGCCATGACGGCTGATATTGCCGGTCTCTCCAAGGGTGACGGCGCGGTGGTGAATGGCGTTTATTACCGCGTAACTCATGTGGGAACCGATGAACAGGGCCGCACACGCGTTTCGCTGGCGTTCGGTGAGCCTGGAAAACCCCAGCCTGAGATAAATAACTGGAGTAAATGAAATGGCACGTGAATCGCGGCTAAGGCGGGATTTACCCGTGGATATTGACGTTACCGCTATCTGGCGGATAGCGGAAAAAATCGGAGCCACGCAAAAACAGTTTCGTGCTGCGTATTCACGGGCATTGCAGCGAACAGGGGCCACGCTGAGAAAGCGGGCGCTAGCCGATCTCAAAGACGGCCTTGCGCCGCGCAGCATGAACATGGTGCGCCGCCGCCTTCTGTCTTTTCGTATTCAGCCAGCCTCTAAGTCCACGCTGGATAATTTCCGGCTGTGGTTTGGTCTGAACGCGGTAAAGGTGAAAGACCTGAAGGGGAAAATATCTGGGCGCGTGCGGCCACACCATAACCGGCACGACAAAAAAACGGGCCGGTTTATTAAATCTCGGCGTCGGGCCAGTACCGTGGGATTTACCCCCAAAGGAAACCTGCTGTCAGCCCGCACGTTTGAGAATGGGGAGGTGGCACGAAGTCGCCGCGACAACCGACGCACGATAGTGATCCGTGACCCGGAAACGCGCCGGGCCCGTGATGCTGAAATTGATATCTATGAACCGATGCTGAACTACGTTGAGGACAACGCGTTTGCGGAGGTCATGGAGATTTTCATGCACCATTTCGAGAGCGATCTGCGTGGCCGTGTTAAGGCCAGAATTTCTGTGTGAGGTTTGCAATGGCTGAACCGTTAATGATGGGGCAGTACCATGACGCCGTGATTTCGGCGCTGAAAAAAATATCTTGGGTGCGGGATGCCGATGCCTATCCCGAAAAAAACATTCCCCGATTCACTGGATTAACCACACCCGCAGTGTATTTCACGATTAACAGCTGGGAGCAGGGTGGTGGTAATGAGGGCCAGTTGCAGGTCTCGCTCAGCTGTGATCTGTTTGTCGTGGTGGATTCTGAGGGAGCCAGCGCCAGTAAACCTGAAATTTTTTTGCGAACTGCAGCAGCAGATATCACCCAGTGGATTGACGGTCAGCAATTTGGTATCAGCCACATAGAGCCAGCTGGATTCATATCGGCTGAACGTGATGAGTTTGATCCCCGTATGGATGATTATCTGGTCTGGCGGATTTCATACGCGCAATCAGCCGCATTTGGTGCTGATCCGTTTGCGCCATCAGGTATGCCGTTGCGTAAGGTGTGGCTGGGTGAATCACCCGATGTAGGGCGTGCGCACGTCGATGACTATCGGCTGATCTGGGAGTCAGAATCTGATGAGTGATATCAGTGGAGACCTGCAGCGACGGCTGGCTAATCTCATCCGCCGTGGCGTGATTCACTCAGTCCGCCATGATAAGCAGCCAAAATGCCGCGTCGATCTCGGGGATATCGTCACCACCTGGCTGCCACTTTGCCAGGGTTTTTCGGGGGCTAACCGTTCCGACTCAAATCCCTGCGCCGTGGGTGATGCCGTTACCGTGCTGTCAGAGGCCGGGGAACTGAATAATGGCCGGGTGTTTCCGGGCTGGAATACTGGGGCAATGCCTGTGCCAGAGGGGAGCGATAGTGAGCATATCACCCGTTATAGCGATGGCACCGAAATCCGGTATGACCGGGAGGCTCATGCACTGACAATCAGAATCGCAGCAGGAGGATCATACAAAATTGTCGGTGAAGGCACGCTGGATGGTCCTGTTGAAATCACCGAAACGCTAACGGTGCATGGGAAAACGCAAGTTAACAGCGACATTGAAGCGACCGGCGATATCAGTGACGGCACCGGCACTATGGGGGCTATGCGAGAAGTGCATAACGACCACGACCATCCTGGCGACAGCGGCGGAACGACCGGAAAACCTAATCAGAAAATGTAACCTGCTTCGGCAGGTTTTTTTATGCCTGGAGATAACAGATGGCTGATTTACATGGGGTTGAAACAATAGAGTTAACGTCTGGCACCGTTGCGGTGACGACGATTCAGACGGCAATTATCGGGCTGGTGGGAACGGCACCTGATGCATCAGCCGGTACACCAGCCAGTGCGACTACCGGCACGCCCATTCTGGATAATGTGATTGATTTTACGGCAACAGTTTCCGGCAGGGCGGGAAATGTAATTGCCGTTGAGGCTGTTGCAGCCGTTCCGGATGCAGCCAAACCCGCCGCGATTCCAACTGCAGTTCAGTGGGATGCGTCTGCCCTGAAAATCAGCATTACGCTAGGCTGTGATGCTAAGGGCGCAACCACAGCTACAGCCTCCCAGATAGCGGGTGCTATGAAGCCGCTGGCAGATGCAAAAGTGACCGCCGTGGCTACCGGGACCGGCATCGTCACTCCTTTCAGTATTCAGCTGAGCGGCGGAGAGGATGAGCCGTTTCCGCTCAATACGCCGGTGGCCATTGTTGGCACGACGATGCTGTCACGCCTCGGTAATGCCGGAACGCTGGCGCAGGCTCTGTCGGAAATCAACGACCAGCGTAATGCGCTGACGGTGGTTGTTCGTGTCGCTGAGGATGCTGACGCCACAAACCAGCGCGCAGCCGTCCTGGCTGGTATCAAAAAGCTTTCTGCCAGTAAATCGGTGAACTCCTATCAGCC